AAGGGCCGGAGGTCCCTTAGTAAATTCCTAATAAGGAAGAGCAAGAGGAGTTCCCGCACGCGAGAACCTTAATCGACGCAAAGCGTTGATGAATAAACAATTACATGTAGCTACTATTTACTTGAATATATACAAACGTAAACAAAAGGAATTTATAGTGCTGATTTAAAAATAATTGTACTGTCAACTTTCAGTAAACTTCTTGTAAACGACGTGGCATTTTGCTAATTTTCAGTATATTATAATATATTATCCTGATTGAGTAGGTGTAGCGCTTGACATCCAACAACCTTATATTTACCTTTGTCTCAGAAACTTAATCAGTGACAAAATGTATACAAACAAAGAAAACTCTACCAAATTGATCCGAATTTCTCCAAGCGTAAAAAAACGCTTGGAAATCTTTCAGGCCGGTGATATATAATCGGCAAAACGAAATGCGAGCGGTATAAAAAACGAAATGCGATAATCAGGGTATAAAACGAAATGTGAAAAAATTATCGCACACGCACGATATAAAAAGGCTTTCAAACGTCATTTGAATGGTGTTTGAAAGCCTTTAAAATTATTGCATTTTCACATAAAAAATACGTTCCAATATTTGTGCAATTCATTAGAAATGACTATCTTTATACAGTATTTAGGAGGTATCTGTTGCATCAACATCGCTGCTGTCTTTGTAATCAAACAAAGTTCGCTGCGGGTGTTCTTCATAATTGCATACCATCCATTCCTCCTGCTTTCTTCGGCTCGTCTTTGATGCGCTGATGGTTCTTTCTACCCGGTGGATTATCCATCCGTTTTTGTTTGCGTATTCCTCTATCATTGGCAGGGGAAACATTGTCAGCATGAACTTACCTTTCACCTGCTCCAAAAGCTGCAGGAGCTTCTCCATACAATACTCATCAAATGTACCCTCGTAATGGCCGCAATCACTGTTTATATACGGCGGATCCACAAAATGAAACGTATCGGGCGAGTCATAAGTGGAGATGACATCCAGCGCATCCCGGTTCTCTATGGTCACGTTATCAAGCCGGGCGCATAGCCATTCCGTGAACTCATCCTTTGCATTACGCAGTTTTTTCGGCATTCCACCACCAAAGTCATAACCGAATGAACCGTCCATCATGCTGGCAAAGGACATTTTACACAACGCCCAAACAGCCCACGCCCGCTGCACCGGTTGGAAGAATTGAGGATACTGCAGGATGTGCCCGGCATGGGCGTGCATATCCCGGCTGTGCAAAGTCTTTTCAATCTCCTGTTTCAAGTCACGATAATAGACCTTAGCCATCCAATAGAAGTTCGTTATATCCATGCTGATATCGTTTATAACCTCGCCATCAGCCGGACGTTTGGCAAATAATACTGCAGCACCGCCGCAGAAAGCCTCTGTATAAAGTTTATGCTTGGGGATCAGAGGCAGAATATGTTTAAGGAGGGTTTGCTTGCCTCCGTAGTAAGAAATAGGTGTTTTCATTGCTGTTATTCCTTTAAATGTTACTATCTTTGCGACATCTCACTCACATAACATACAAATGCGCCATATCGCAGCAGAGGGTATTTAGCCCCCGGCTGTGCGATATGGCGCATCTTTGTGTAAGTATGTGGGTGAGATAACTACTTACAGGCCGGGGGCTTTTTCTTGCCTGCCCCCGACAGGCATTCATCCGTTTATAAGCGCATCCGCTTGTTTCTTGCATTGTTCCCGGTAGGACTGAAAATCATCCCACTCGGAAATAAATTCGGATGCCCGTTCATGCTCCGGATGGACAAAGGCTATCATACGGTTTGACTGGATTGCCTCCACCCGGCTGGCCGAGTACCTCGTGCGGATCAACCCGGAAACGAATTCGTCATAAGTAGCCTCTCTCGCTTCAATCAGAGTACCTCCGTCCGCCATACTTCCTGTATAGGCATATCCCAATATGGGAGCGGACACCGGTTCGGTCACCTCACCCGAACGGGCATCCGGTTCAGGAGAATACTCCTCACGTTGCTCGTTCAGATAGCACAAATAATGTTCGTTATCGAACTTTGAAAAAGTCTTTTTTTCTGCATAAATCCCTTTGTACATAATCACCGATATTTTAATCGGGATCGGTTATCTTATAAAAGCATTTACCCCGGTCACCGATTGGTTGTTTAATAATCTTTGCCGAACAGGGTTCATCCAACACCACATCTTTCAACTGTTTGATAAGAGCCTCCGAACCGGTGAAAGTGATATGTTCCACCCAATCCATCTTTGGAGTACCATCTTCGTTAGTGAGCAAAGCCCCAGCCTTATCCTTGACCTGCTCGTAGATGTCATACTGGATGATCAGGCATTCACCCTTGTACTTGGAGGCTTTTATCTCGAAGCCTTTCAGGTGGATTTCCCTGTTCAAAATGTCATCAATGTGGTACTTATCTCCCGTGAGATTACCACTGCTGTTCGTTACTTCACTGAATGTTTTCATATTGAGAGTTTTTAATAAATAAATACTATTGCAATGCTGCATGAACCCCAACCGGCTGGATGCCTTTATCCGGATCTCCTCATCGCTCATTCCACGTTTTCGTAGTTTGGCCACCTCCCGGCAGAGGTTTTTCTTGTTCTGCTTGCGGGCGAGGCAATAATCATGGAACGTCACGTATCCCACGTAATTGACACCCCTGCTCTCTACCGGGAAGACCTGATAATTCGGCTTTATACTCAAAGCACGTTCATTATTCAAGTAGTGGTTGATAAACACGAGGGTTCCGTGGAGTTTCTCCTTGTTTCCATCCAGTAGGACAATATCATCGGCAAAGCGGTAATAGTACCGGATGCCCATTTCTTCTTTCATGATATGATCCAGTTCGGATAAATAAAGGTTAGCAAAGAATTGGGATAAATAATTTCCAATAGGCACTCCGTTCTCTGCCGAGTCCACGATACCGTCAAGCAAAGCAAGCAGCCGGGCATCTTTCAGCTTTCGGCGGATTACCTGTTTCATGATCTCGTGGTCTATACTCGGATAAAATTTGCGCACATCGATTTTCAGGCAGTACCGGGTTCCCTCCGGATCCGCTTTCAAATCACGGCGGAGCTTGTATAAAAGAGGGTGAATACCACGTCCACGGATACAGGAATAGGTATCACGGGTGAAATTGGAGAGCCATATCGGTTCAATCACCTGCATGATAGCCCAATGAACGACACGATCACGGAATGGCAGTTTGAATATCTTCCGCTCTTTAGGCTCGTAAATGATAAAAGTCTTGTACTCGGAGGTGCGGTAAGTACCGGTGATAAGTTCACGCTGGAGCTGTAATAGGTTCGCCTCCAAATGGGAGCCGTACTCTATTACTTCGCTTCGGCGAGTTTTGTGACGGGCGGCGTTGTGAAACGCCTGTTCGAGATTGCCATATTCGACAACTCGTTCAAACAAATTTCCATACCTTTTCATGGTCTGTTTCTGCGGTTCTGAGTGTCTGAGTGTCTGCTTTGCCTTACTCGGAAGCGTTCGAACCGTTACCGGCCTACCAGCGTCCTTTTGAGCGTTCGTCATCTTTTGCCAAGTGGCAAGGTCTTTCACCCCATCTAACCGTTTCCTAACTGCAAAGTATAGGGGAGCGGACACATTCGCATTCGAATTCGAGGCTGCATTGTTCGTATTCGTAGCAAACGCCCCTGCATTCGTGCCATTGTTAGCGTTAGCACCGGAGAGGCGCACACGAAGCCTGCGTCACACTAAGGGTAAAACAACCTGTTAAACTTGGTTTAACGATGCAAAGATAAGCCTTTTAAATACATTTACCCAAAACCGGCAAAAAAATCACAAAAATCGACTCGCCTTACGGCGAGTTCTGAAACCCGCCGAACAGCTTTTCCAAAACTCTCAATACAAAATTTCAAAGAACGTTCTTTTCCTCTTTCCGTTTTCCGTTTTCGTTTTAAGCCGACATCACCGGATCCGCATCGAAAAAGCAGAGGGGAGCGGACACAAACGCATTCGAATCCGAGGCCGCATAGTTCGTATTCGTAGCAAACGCCCCCGCATACGTGCCACTGTTAGCGTCAGCACCGGAGAGGCGCACACGAAGCCCTTTGGATGATGCTGAACTCTCCCAAAAATAGTCACAGAAATAAGTAGAGGCGGTTGCTCCGATTTCAGTCGGCATGGCGCAAAGCAGGTAGTAACTTTTCTGTTTTATATACCCGGAGGTTCTTGGAACCTCGCAAACCTTGATAAGGCCGCTGATGGAATTGTCATCATAACCGGCATAAAGGGACGGGGCAACATAAACCTCCGATTTTTCATCACCCACGTTATCGATAAGTCCCCGGACAATCTTCCAAACATGACCGAAAGGATGTTTCAGGCCGAAGAATACCGGAACCTTTGCGGCATAATGCAACGAGCCGTCCTCCTTTAGCACGTTAAACGTGGTTTCACCGCAGCCGTCACCCAGCTCGATACCGGCAGAGGTCGGAACAATCGGGTAATAACCCCACTGATCCCAATTCGGCATATTGGTGGTTCCGGATCCGAGGCCACCCTGATACAAACCGTTGCTGTCCTTTTCAGCAATCACGGCCTCCTGCATATTTCGGGTTCCGAATATGATCATGAAAAGAATTTCAACCACCGCCTGAGCCACGTACCAGTTGGCATCCCAACCCTCGCCACGCTTGCGGGCATAAGTTGAAAAATTACGGTACTGCATATTGGTTGCAACCATCCCCAACTGCGTGCGGTAAGTCCCGTCCCGGCTTGCATCATTGTTTCCTCCACGATATTGGGCGGCATCACTCACAACCGAGCAAAGGATATTGTTCGTCCTGTCCATCACACCACCACCGAGGGCGGAAAGGCCACCGGCGGGAATATACACGCACTGTTTGCCTTTGATGGGAGAAAGGGAAACGGCATAATATTTCAAATTACCCACTTTCCACTCGGCAAAATAAAAACCAATATTCCAACACCACATATACTGTCCCATCGTGCCGTCCAGCTTCGCCGGTGTACCGTCCTCGAAACGGTAGTGGTTCGTGGGATCCAGCTTGCGCCGGGTACGGTCATCCTGAACGAGGTAACAACCAAGTCCCAGCAGCTCTGGCAGCCTGCGGAGCATATCGAGGCTGCCGTGATAACCGGCAGCCCGGTACGTGGAATTCGATTCATTCCAATAACGTCCACAAACGGCGTTTGCGGCGGTGGTAACCGCCTCGGACAAATTCATAACTTTGGACTCTCCGTCCGTGTCCAGCACCTCGATGCGCATATCGCTCACGCTGCCGGAGGCAGTATCGAGTTCGCTGATCTTCTTTCCGGCTTCAAAAGCCGAAAGCATCGCTAACACACGGGTTTCCTGATCGCTTGTCATATTTATCAAGTTTTTAAGTTAAACGTATTCTGCCTTTACTGTCAATCCGGATTTTACCGCCTCCGGTAAGGCGGACGGACGGAGCCTGAACCGTCACGTTTATGGTCTTGTACAAGTGGGTGGCCTGTGTCGGGATCACGTGGATCCGGCTCGTTCCGTTCTTGAGTGGAGTAACGACACCGGCGGGATCCACGCTCACGGCCACGTCATCACCCAAGAACAAAACATTCTGCAGGGAGTACGAGGGGAACATCTTGGCCACGATACGCTGAACGTAAGGATTACGCTGGGTGATGCGTTTCGTGTAGGTCAGTTCCATTCTCGTGGGAGCCAATGAAGCAGCACCTGATATGGACTCCTGCAGCTGCTTCATTTTCTCGATTTCGGCCTCTGCAGTGGTGGCCGTACTGCTCGCACGGGCGGCAGCGGCAAGAGCTTCCGATTTGGCCGCATTTACAGAGCTGGCCTCCTTATTCGCCGTATCAGCTGCGGAGGACGCTTTCGTGGCGGCATTCGTGGCATTGGAGGCAGCTCCGTTGGCTGCGTCCGTGGCTTTCTTTGCCGCTTCGGTAGCGGTTCCAGCTGCACCGGCAGCATCACTGGCACTCTTGGCGGCGTTATTGGCCGCCGTGGTTGCCTTATCAGCGTTTTGCTTGGAAGTATTCGCACCGGAAGCGGCTTCGATTGCCTTTTTGGTCGCATCTGCAACCGCATCGGTTGCCACGTCCTGCAACAAATCAACGGGAGCCTCTACCACTTCCGGGATACCACCGTTCATTCTCAAGGCCGGGAGTGTCAATACTCCATCCAAAGAAGAAACAACTGGAAGCTCACCCACACCTTTGGATTCGGCTCGCAGTATGTTCCGGACACGGGCGGCTATCGCTTGTATTTGGGCTTCTGTCAAGTTTTCCATATCAAACCTCCGTTCTTAACTGTTCCATTAAACCATCTATAAACATGGGAGTACACCATTCATTCGCAACCCTCACGATAAGTTGTTCCTCTTTTCCCGTGATCGCAACCGGTTCCTCACTATTATAGATCCTAAAAGCAAGGGCGTGGGCTTCAATCCCGATTGTATGCTGGTATATCAGATCAGCAAAATCCTTACGTGCGTCACCGGTAACTTTCTTTTGCTTGGAAATTCCGGTATAAGCCTCAAATTTTTTAAAGTTCACTTTTTTCATATCATCATTTATAATATTTATACGAAAGAGCATTAAATCCCAAAACACACCACCCGCATTTATTCAGGAAATCAAAACCATAAGTAATCTCTTCCCACTGTTTCCCGGTGTATATATAAAGATACTTCCACGTGGTCATGTGTATCGTATTTTTTTTCGGGTTCTCCGGTGAAGATGATGACATTCCTAACCACGTTATACGTAAATCCTCGGATTCATCACCATAGACAGGAAACTCTACCCATTCGCCATACCAGTACAAGTAATTCCGGTTTTCTTTCTCGTTATAATATAACCAACCACTTTGAGGGTTTGCAGGCGGTTGTACGAGTTCCCCTCTCCACGATATCAGATTAACCATTTCCCTGCCATTATATTCCGGTGTACCAATAAGTTCGATTATCCCGCTTATCCATTCTATCTTGTAAGGATCGCTATACGATAACAAACCATCTTCGGCCAAACCCGAGTTGGTTCCACGAATCAGACTGCCATCATCAATGCGCACGGAAGCATAACGGATAGAACCCAACGTTCTCGTGTAAGGAGGATGACATCCGTTATACAAGATCACTCGTGACCCAATATATTTTACATCATTTGACAATATGATATCGGCTCCGTTAGTTGCTCCTTTCATATCAACTTTCAGGCTTAATTCCTTGTTGATCTTGTATCCGTATTCTTTTCGCACGGAATCAGTCGTGTATATGGCATCGCTCGATTCCACTAAATGAAAATTAGTCTTTAAATACCCTGAAAACGTACCCGCATTCGCTTCTATTGAACCATCCTCTAACACCTTGAAATATTCATTGGCGGTAACAAGTCCCTCCAATTTGATATGTTTTGCATTTATTGCCACACTCTCAGCCGATTGGTTGATAAAGGAAACAATTGTATCACCATTCTCCAACTCTTTGGTAGCCCATAACTTGTTGCCGTCCGCAGTGGTAATCCAACCGGCTTTACTGATTGTCCCGTCAATGGTATCCACCCGGCTCACGATGGCGTTGATTTGCTCCGCTGTAACATGGAAGCTGCTCTCATGGGTGGTCAAGCGGTTACCCAACACGTCCACCCTGTCAATGGTAGCCCACAATTTATTACCGTCTGCAGTGGTGATCCAGCCTGCAGTCTTTATCGTACTGTCAATAATGCCCAAATCATCCTCCGTCTTATCGATACGGCTCACGATGGCATTGATTTGCTCCGCCGTAACGTGAAAGCTGGCCTCATGGGTAGTCAGGCGGTTACCCAAGCCGTCCACGGTTGAGATTGTAGCCCATAGCTTATTACCGTCCGCAGTGGTGATCCAGCCTGCAGTCTTTATCGTGTTATCAATCTTATTCACCGCCTCGGCTACCGCAGAGATATGTTCAGCCGTTTGCTCGAATTTCGTGCTTACAACCTTTTGATAATCCTCCAGCGGGTGGTTGGTCAGGGTGAGCCGCTCGATATAAATATCACCGGTAAACTGCAAAAGGAAATCACCGGATCCGCTCCATTCTCCCGATACTTCCAACACCTGAAATCCATCGGCTACCTCGATAGCTTTTGAAACATAAGGAGCGGATCCACTGAAACCTGCAGTCAGGGTTCCACCGGCATCACAATGGTATTTTATAGTCAAATAAAGGATACTCCCTTTTTCAGGTTTTGTTATATTCTTATTCAACTGTTTTATATAACTGCGTTTGACACGGAGCATAAAACGCCCGTCAAAAGAAACCACGTCCGAAACCTTGTTCTTTTCGGAATAAAAGTTTATACCCAAATCAAGCAGCTGCCCGTTCACGTCATAGATGCTGATATCATTCTCCCGGATCCAGCCGGTCAGGTCATCCTGAAAGGTGGCGTTCGTCAGGTAATTATCCTTTTCGGTCATCGTGTTGATAACCCCCTGCATGGCACTCTGCAACATTCCCTCAACGATTTCAAATTTCGTCCGGACATCCTCTCCGGTACGCAGGCGAAAATCACCGGTCAGGTAAGCGTTCTCCGAATACAGCCCGTAACCTTTTAACTGTCCCCAACAATAAGTGATGATTCCAGCCAAACGCCCCAAACGGGTACGGACTGCATTATCAGGATCGGTTTTCATCCCGTACAAGACATCAAGATAAGGGCTGCCCTCCTCCACGCTGGTTTGTTTAATGATACCCTTTCTGTCCAAGTTCGTCAAAGAGTCCACACGGGTAAGCACGTCACGGGCGACCACGCTGCTCACGTCACCGACAAAATTTTTATAAGTGATACTATCCAGCCGGTTCTCTCCATCAGCCAAAGCCCCGACCTTGACATCTACCACCTCAAATTCGTAATGCTTCCCCCCGTGGCCATTCACGGAGAACTGCTGAACCATCACGATATCACCGGTACGGAAAGGATTATAAAGGACTCCTTTTTCCGTGTCGAGATAAATCGTTTTTGTTACCGGGTTTATAGAATGAACACGCATCATATCGGAGGTGATACGGGTTCCGTTTTCACCCACCAGCTGGGAGATCACAAACTCGTAAACTCTCATCACGCCACGGATGGTCATGTCATCAAGCTCCATGACCGCTTTTTTCTCCGTTACACCGGCGGCGTTCATAACCTCTTTCCAAAACAAAGCCCAGCCGGATCCGCCCGGAAAACCGGAGATGAATTTCTCGGAGGAAAGGGTATCTTTAAAGAATGCGTTTTTATCAACCGTCAGTTTTTCAACTAACGCCGTGCCGATCACGCTGATACCCTTTAAAAAGGTTTCAAGTTCTTTGGCCTCGTCAGGAATATCTTTCCGCAGGAATTTATCAGAGATCTCCTTTTCCAGCCTGCTGATCGAATTCGCTATCGCTTTGATAGTCCGGACGGCGGAAAGAACATTGTATTCAGTAGGATCTATATTGTCCCAGCTCTTTAAAACAGCCAGCACCTCCTTGTTCAGCTGCTCCTTGTAAGCGGCCTGTATATCCACGATATTGTTCTCTATTTGGCTGATACGCCCGTAATCAACCGCATACGTGCATTCAATATCCGCCTCGCAGGGATTATTCAATTTCCGGGAGATTTTCGTGATACGGCTCTCGTGCGCCCCTGCAGGAAAATAGATTTCATTTTCCAAAAGAACACGCCTGCCGATTTTTAAGGCTATCCGGTTTTCTTCCAGATAGACATAATCAGTGGGAGCCTTGTACACGGAGGTATCAATACTGATTTTATCCATGTATTTGGCCACGGCCTCTGCGTATTCCTGCTCGGCCAGCGGATAATATTCTTTAGGCATCCGGATGTTATACAGGATATATTCGTCTTTCGGCTTGGGGATCAGCAACCCGCCCGGCAGCTGCTGGTTCTCGTAAGGGAATTGCGTTACGATTTCAAACTCTTTCGTTTTGGAGTTAAAATTCACCTCAAAATCACGCCCGTTCAGCTCTCCGCTTTGAAACACCACATTCTTGACAAGCCCCTCGATCTCGTAATCATTCGGATCGAAATCAAGAGAGGAGTCCGTGAAATAGTATATCGTGAATTTATTGCCGTCCTCACCCGTGGCCTCCGTGCTTCTAACCGTGGATACTTTACCGGTACGTCTTGGATAAATACCGGAAAAGAAGTTTTCCTCAGATTGCTCCACGATACCGAGGTAGGTATTCTTTTCTACATAGCGCACGCCACCGGGTAACTGCAGACGCTTATAGCCGTAATCAGACTGCACGATATTACGGGTGCTGCCAAGCGGGTAAAGACGGGTAAAAAACGGAACCGTATCATTTGCCACACGGGTAAGTTTTTTCAATCCCTTTCCATATCCCAAAGGAATGGCAATACCATGCTCGCACCGGCTCAGGTTAATGGTTGAACCCTCGATCCACCACTCCGTATCAAAATTCTTGGCTATTTCGGAAAGAGCATCAAAACAGAATATGTTATCGTATTCTATATTCACGTTGCCCGTGGAAACAACCTCCCCGATAACCCAAGCATTACCACCCTTGATCCGGTTAATATTGTCGCATATAAGCTGGAGATGTTCCGCAGCGGTAGCATCATAAGAGAAAGACAACTCATTCTCGTTATCTACCAGCTTGAGGACTTTCGCCTTTTTAAGTTCACTCTCGATCCCGTAAAACTTGCAATTATACACGTATTCCACGGTGGAATTCTGCTCAGGCTTATAATCCTCCAATAACGTGAAACGCTCCCCATCAAAGTCCACGTAATCGTTCACGCCCAGCCCGACATACTCGTAAAGCGTGAATGACAAATTCAGTACATTGTCATTCATCACCTCCTTAACATGACGATCCGAATCCGAGGGTGACACGGTGGCTTTTAAAACGCCTTGCTGATTGTATATTTTAAGTTCCATTTGAACGCCGTTTGAATTTATTTGAATAGTCTATAACACCGGAGCCGGTTCCCTGAATTTCACGCTGAATTTTGCGGCAACCTCGCCACCGAAATCGGTCAGCTGGCTGTAATCCGTGCATTCCTTGTAATACAGACGGAATGAACGGTCAAGCTCCTGCAGGTATAAATTTAACCATCCTTTATTCCCGGCCTTTAGAAAAGCCAAGAATGCGGAATAACGGATAAGAAATTGCCGCCGATCTGCTGCCATGATCGCAAAATGGAGCGTCACGTCACGAGCTTCCCAAGCCGGAACAAGTGTTTCAGGCAGTTTCTCGCCATCCTGTTCCCGGAATGATACAGCCGTGTGCGTTTTGGTTGCCGGCGGCTTCAAAAGTGAGGAGTAGTTCTTGTTCTCACCGGGCTTTTCCTCCACGAGGAAAGCCCCGTAATCCGTGAATATATCCACATCATTAATCAATAATAAGCCTTTCAATACATCCATATCATTTCATTTTTAAACCGTCACGCTTTATTTCCACGATCTCATCATATATTTTCGGCAGACTGTCGGTATTCTCTTTTATCTTGTTGATGGTATCAATAGCCCCGCCGAGTCCCTCGGAGATATTCTCCACGTTCTCATCAATGGAGGCATCGTGCATCTGCAGGGAAGTCATCAACCCCTCCAGCTTTGTACCCTGATCCTGAGAAAGGGATTGAAACGCCCCGGCTTTACCGCTCTGAGTCGTGGTATCCTCTTTCCAAAGGTCGAACCCCATAGCCGCCGCTTTATCTTTCCACGATTCCATCCATGACTGCGCAGCATCCACGTTACTGCCGATATTATTGTAAAAGTCATCCACGAGCCGCATGGCATCATTAGCAATCTGCTCCTCGCTTTTACCACTGCCGTAAACCTCTTTGAGCTGCTTCTGCAGATCATCGAATTTATCAGCGAAAAACAAGGAGTATGCGATCTGCTCGCCGAGATTCTCAAATACGGATACTGCCTGATCCGCAAAGTTCTCCAAAGCCGTGCCGCTCCCTTTGATAGCGGAGGTAATGGAGTCCAGCATACCCTGACCGAGGCTCCCGAATGTTTCTTGCAGGTAATCCTCCAACGCCTGTTCCGCCTCGTCCATCGCATCTTTCAGGTCGATCAGGTTCTCAAGGTAGTTCCGGGTTTCATCACTCATCTTACGGGTATCGAGGATCACTTGGAGCATCTCCGTATCCAGCTCACCGTTGGCCTTGATCAGCTCCGGGTAAACATCGAGAATGCCGCTATAAACGTCTTTACCCTTTCCCCAACCGAACAGACCGGTTTTTTTGTGACCGGTTACAATCTGGGCATCATTCAGACCGCCGAAACCTTTCTGATAATTCTCCAACCGTTTGCGGTAAGTTCCGGCAAAATCCCCCGTCATGCGCTCCATCCAGCTCATGGTCGGGGCTTCTCCGGAAAGCTCATCCTTAAATTGGGAGAGGGCATCCCGGTAAACCTCTATCGCATTGGCGGCCTTTGCCACCTGACGTTCCCCGAATATATTCTCAGCCTTTTCCAGCAAAAGATTCTGTTCCAGCAAAAGGAGATTGTATTGCCGCTGAAAATCGAGCTTTGCCTTTTCTATTTCTTTTAAAGCCTCCTTATGACGGGCTTCCGCCGCAAAAGCCGAGGTGATAAAATTGGCAGCCTCGCCGATAGCCGCACCGATACCACCGATCAAACCTCCTTTTGCAAATCCTTGCCCGATATTGGAAACCGCACCCATTACCTGCTGCATTCCGCTCATGGCATCGGCCACCTCGGTATTGCCCATTTGGTCGAACATATTGGCAAGCTCTCCAGCCGCATCCGATGCAGCACCGCCAATCGTGCCGATAGCTCCGGATAGTTCTTTGGCTCCTTTGGCTCCCTTTAGTTCGGCAAAGCCTTTCTCAAATGTCTTAAAAATGCTTTCCCACTTGTTATTGCCACCTTTGTCCGAGTCGAGCAGCTTGTCAAGTGCTTTCTTTAACTTTTCAAGTTTTTCCGGGCTTTTCTCTATATTCTTTAACTGCTCAGGCGAAATAAACGTGATTCCTTTTGCATCTCCATTACCAGAAAGATACGCCCGTAACTGTTTGGCCTGTGAGATTAGTTTCTGCAGCGAGTCAAAGGACATGGAGGAATAGTCCCCAAATAATTTCTTAAAAAAATCGTTATCTTTGGATGCTTCCTCGGCCTCGGCATCATTAATGGATTGGATGCCTTTCGTTACTTGTTCCTTTGCAACCGCTATCGCACGGTCAATCTCATCGGAATTTTCCGCTGTGCGCTGGGATTCCAGCTGGGCGATATCATCATCACCCTGTTTCTTTATGGCTGCTCTTTGCGCCTCGAAATCACGATATTTACTTAGGAGTTCCTGCAGGGTTTCCTGCTGTTTCTTTTTCTTCTCGGTGGCATCCTTGTTTTCCCTGCCATCAATATCTGCAACGGTGGCATCATAGATCTGCGCCGCTTGTATGCGTTGCGTGGCCGCCTGAGCGGATATATTGGCAAGCTGTTCAGGAGTAACCTTTTCCCCGGCGGCTTTCAGCTTATTGTATAATTCAATGCGCTGTTGTTCCTCACCCGTTATACGATCTTTCTCCCTCTCGAAATTCAACAATGCCTCCGCACGCTCCCTCTCGTATCCCTCTTTCGTCAAGGCGATGCGCTGATCCTCTATCTTTTGACGGGCTTTTAGTTCCAGCTCGGCAAGGTTATTCACAATTTTAGCGGGCTGTTTCGGATCCTTGTTATTTTTATTCGGATCCACGAAACCACCGATACCGGACTTTTTACCCAGCTCTGCATATTCTTCCTGCAGCTTCTTTGCCTCATCCAAATAAGCGTCCCGCTGTTCCTCTGCGGCTTTTATAGCTGCGGCCTTTGCCTCTTTATTATGCTTTTCAATCAAAGCCTCGGCATCGAATTGTCCATAGGATTCAGCCTGAGCCATACGCAACCCCATTTTAGAAAACCATCCCATTGAACCCTCGACATCAGATTCGGGCGTGACTTTTACCTCGTTCACCTTTTCGTCCGCTTCCACGGCTTTGTTCACGAGGCTTTGGGCTTTCGCTTGCAGGAAAAGCATTTGGATATAGTCATCACTCTTTTGGATCAGCACATCGTACCACTCGGCAACGGTATTGTAATATCCGAAGCTCTCGCCGTATTTCCGGTTCAACTCCTCAACTTTGGCCTTTTCCTGCTCCTTGCTACCGGTAAAGTCTTTCAGGCTTTTCGTGGTATTCTCTATCTCAAAGCGGGTTTTGATCATTTGGGAACGCCCGTCACTTTCTATTTTAACCCGTTCTTTGGCCTTTTCCGCCGCTGCCTCCTGAGCATCGCTGTATTTATCCCAAAGCACGATAAGCCCCGTTATAACGGCGGAAAGCCCCAGCGTAAGGGTGGCCATCAAAGCGGTGGCAGCCGCATTGGAGATGCCCAATGACACGGCCAACTTTGTATTGGCCGCCGTCAGCAGCTTTTTCATCTTGACAACGGTGACCAGCCGGAAAGCGGAATCCTTGTTCAGGGTATTCATGACTTGCTGCAGCCCCATAGTGACGGCCATGACGCTCTGCACACGGGTTTGTATCTTTATCAGATCCTCGTTTTCCGAGGCAAAAATCCCCATGACACCGGTGGCGGTCGTGAACAGACCGGACAAGCCGTTCACACCGCTCATCACTCCCTGCAAGGCTGCATCATCATTGGCGAGAATATTCGTTTGGGTACGCAGATCACCGATGGTATCGGCTAATACAGCGGCTTTATCGGCCATCTCCGCATACTCTTTGGTGTTCTGTTTGCCCTCCAAACGCAGGCGAGCCATCGCATCCTGCATCTCCCGGAGCTGCATCGAAAGACGTTTGGTGGAAACGGATGCCTTGTCATGCTCCGCCTCAAGGGAGGAGAGAATGTTCTTGTCCTCCTGCAGGGCTTTGGTACAGGCATCTATCTCCGCACGCATCTCCAGCTGCGCCTTTCCGGGTGCAAGGTTGTCGTATTGCTTCTTTAAATCCTTGAGACAGGATTCAACATACTTGATCTGCTCTTTTTGGGCGGCAATACGGTCTGTGATGCTTTTAGACACCTGCTCGGCCTTATCTCCCAGCGTTTCGGCGGACTTGCCCGCCTTGTCAATGCCGGGAGAGAGCTTGTCTCTCATTATGAATTCTATCTCAACGGGTTTCATTGTTCTTTCAATCGTGATTGGAAAAATCCGGAAAGGCTTTTAGGTTTCCCTTTACCGCCTTTGCTTCCGGTTCGGTTGTTATCATTCTCTTTCTCGTAATGTGGCGCATCGGCAAGCATCATCCGGAGGGTTTGGTAATTGACACCCCAAAGAATGTATTTTACACTCCAGCCGGTGGCCGCAGCTATCTGCCACACTATACCAAAGGGGCTATGGGATCCGACATATTTCGTTCTTAACTCCCCTTTCTTTTTTGGCTCTCTCTCGGTTTCAGTGGATTGGATATCTGAACCGATTCGATAATACGCATAAAAGACTTTGTACCAAGCAAAGTGACAAAACGCTGGTTAGCACCCTGCAGGTACTTGTCAGGAACAAACCATCTCAAGAGCCATGCGACAATACCGGAAAACAATAGACCGGAAACCGCCCCACGGCAGATGGTCAGGGATACCATCTTGGAAACACGTTTGCCATGAATGGCAAGGAACGCCATCTCCTCATGCTTGTTGAACTGCTCCATCTCCTCGTATGTGATACCCAACTGCAGGTATAGCCTTGCGATCCGGATCTGACTCCCCAAGCAGGGACGTTTCATGGTTACCCTGATCGATACCGGTTTCTTTCTGAATGGCATCTTAAACTGCAAAAAAGGCAGGGAAACCCCTACATCAAGCAAAGCCTCCGCTGCCTCTATTTCCACGTTCTTTTTCATGGGTTACGCATTACCAGCCGCCTGACTCAACGTGAGGGTGGCCTTTTTGGTATTATCAGCCGCAAGGATAAACTCTACCGATCCGTTTCTCGCAGCCCCGGTATTGGCATCCGCCGTGATGGTAATCCTGCCGTTTACAATCTCAAGGCTGAAACCGGCGGGAACCTTTCCAACGGAAAACGCTCCGGAGGCTTCAATATCCACCGTCTTGCTTTCTCCACCTTTGGCGAATGACAAAGAGGTGGGCGTTATGGAAATAAATGGAACCGTGTCATCAAAGCTGAAAGGAGAACCTCCATCCAGCGGGTTCAACATTTCCATTTCACACTCGATACCCAGCGGATCATCACCGCCAATCTTGCCACGTACAACACCGTCCAGCGTCATACGCTTGACCTCGATAGTCTGGCCGGTTCCGCAAAGGATTTTCAATGCACCCTCTAACGAAACGGATTCCGAGGGAGCCTCCCATTTTGTACCGTCCACCGTTCCGCCCATCACGTCCTTACAGTTCTGAGGAACAAGTTCAATCAGGGTAAACTTTAGCAGATTGGTAGCATCCTTTTTCTTTATTTTCTTGACCGGGGCATTACGAACCTGTGCGGCAAAGAGCTTGATATATTCAGCGGCATCACCGCCCCAATCGATACCGTCCTCAGAAACATTGCCGATCTTTTTACCATTGAAATAAATGGCATCAAGGAGCATCATGTATCCATCATTCACATATACTTTTGACATCGTTCTCTATTTTAAAAAGGTTAATATTCTATTCTTTAGTTTCTTTAGTGGAGAGGTAAGCAGCAAACCGCTCACGAATCCGGCTAAAAGCCATTTATACCATGTAGCGGGAGGTTTTTCCTTGATACTTTCAGCGGCATCGCTCTCCGCCTTGTAGGTTTCATCACTCCGGCTGCTCGTCTGTTCCATCCGGGAAATAACCCGTTTTAAGCTATCCACCTCGTTGCGCTGTCGGAACACCTCACGCTCGTAAAAAAGGCATTGCCGGGCGATAGAGTCACATTTACCCGTAACCGTGATATTATCGCCATGCCTTTGCACGCTTACCGATGCCTGACCGTCTTTGGCCGTGTAGCCAGCACCATCCGGCAGGTTAAGGAGGTTCTGTATCGGAACATCCACTTTCGCCTCCGACTCCGGAATCCCCTCCCGTGTCAGGGCGGTTATCGTCTGTCCCTGCAGTAGTTCCCCCGTCCTCTGAGCCGTCACGTCTGACTGCTCTCCGGTTACTCCGGTGGTGGTTCCGCTTTTCGTCTGTTCCGTCAGCGTGTGTGACTGCTGGCTCTTGGTTAATTTCGCTGTGGCACATCCCATCAGGCAGAACACGGCTATAAGTAGCACGAGGGTTACCCCTCGGATTGGATTTCTCATCATTTCCTGTTTGTTTATTGATTACTTTTCTTAATCTCTCCACCTCTTTGGTAAGACGGGAGAGCTTTTGGATCATCTCCTCCTGATTCGCTTTCAGGTCGGCATTCTCTCTACGGAGTTGGATATTCTCATCCAATATCTTCCGGTTCTCACTACTGAGCATATTGATGGACGCCTGAAGCTGGGATAACATATCATTGTTCTGCTTTCTACGGCCAACAAACCATGTGAAGATGCTCCCGATAAAACCACCCGGCAGGGCGAACATTAAAAAATCCATCAGACCGTCCATCTCTTTGCTTTGTTATTGGTTAATGCCTATTTTCCTGAGCCATGCCTGAACGTCAAATGACGGGCACGCCTTGGCCGCAATCTCGTTATGACCGATGATTCTCACCCGTGGGAAACGGCGGTGGAAGTCTTTCACGTAATCCTCCAACGCTTTCAGCTGGCCGGGAGTACGGGTGTCTTTGGGAGTCTTGCCGTCAGCGGCCACACCGCCAACGTACACAATGTGCCGGGAAATGGAATTGTACCCTTTTGCTCCATTGGTAATCTCCCACGGATCCACCCGTGCGTCCTCGTTGTTCCGGGCCAATCGCTCCACCGTTCCGTCAAGGTGAAACATATCGGTATATCCCACCTGCTTCCAGCCACGCCCACCCTTACTCACCGGGTTCGTGTGCCATGCCCGGATATCGTTACCCGTTACCTTACGGCCTTGAGGCGTGGCGGTACAGTGGATTACCAAATATTTCAATTCTGCCATAACCTTATCCCGCTGCAGGGGTTCCCTGCACTAAAGCGATTACACCCTTTTTATCTTCCCGCATGATACGGCCACCGGCACGTACAAGGAATGAATAAATATCACCGTAATAGGTTGCGTCACCCTCGTTCTCGAACGCTTTCACCTCACCCAGCGCACGGCAGACGCTTTGCTCGTGCCATGCAAGACCGGCGGCGAGGTCGGTGGCTGCACCGGCGGTACTCCATGCTTTGGGAGCTTTGGCCGCAGTGTAAAGGGCTGCCCTGCTACGCATCATGATATTAAAGCTGAACAGCTTACCGAGGATACCGTTCTGCGCATCGGCGGAAGCGAGGAACGCCGTGTTCTCGTTCTCCGTCAGGCTATTCAACAGCTGGGAGTACATCTGCGCATCCAGCAGCAAATAACGCCCCTCCTGCGGAATATCATCATTATTGAACTTGGTCATCAAGCCCAACACGTCTGCCTTGCAGATACCTTTGCGCTTACCGGTGGCCTTATCTGTGTAAGCATCAATCTCCGCACCGGTGGTTTCAATGCACTGTGCGGCGGCGGGACTCCAGTTGAAAACGAAATCGAGTGCCACATCATCCTGCAGTTTGAGTTTATCCTGACGCAGGACGGACTCCCGTTTGTCATAGCTGAGTTCCACCGTGTCGGCGTTAGGGATAAGTACCGGATCAGTGGTGTATTCATCCAGCGGGAACGTCACATCGATATCCGTTCTTTTGGTTACCTTAGCGGGAAGTTCGGTTCGGTTTTTCTTGGTTCCGGATGCTGCACCGGCATTCGGAATGTGAACAATTTTTCCGTTGTTCACGTACTCATCGGCGTTGAACGCCTTGCTCAGGAAGCTATTGGAGGCAAACAAGCCCTCCACGATAGCCGCCATCCAAATTTCTTTCTGAATTGCCATTTCTATTCTTGTTTTACTGGTTAATAATTACAGATTCGGTTCGATGCCGAAACGTTCCTTAAACTTGGACTTATACAAGTCCGGGGCGGCATCTTTCAGCTCAACGAGCTTACCGGCCTTATCCAGTTCGTCCCATGACTTGTCTTTCCAATCACCGAGAGTCACACCGGATCCTTTATCCGTGTTGATTTGACCGGCCACGTTTGCACGACACGGGATAGCTGCCAGCATAGCCTTTGTTCCCTCGAAATCCTTATCGAAAAGGTTCAGCAGGTTCTCACGGCCTTTCGCATCATAGCGTCCGTCTTTAATGGCCGCATCGGTCAGGGAAACCGCCTCCCGCTTTTGGGATTCCTTTTTGGCCTCGTTCATTTTATCCACTGCGGCGGCCAGCGTCTTGTTTTCTTTTTCCAAGCGGTCGGCATTGGCAATGATTCCCTGAATGGCGGTTACGATTTCCGCCTCGCTTGCAGAGTCCTGCAGCTTCAATACTCCTGTAAGTACGCTCATTTTTAATTGTTTTTTTGGGTTATTACTGTGATCTATCAACCGGATAAGATTACCCTTATCATTCAGGTCGATAATCTGTTTGCTCTCTCTGTCATAGAATACCAGCGCATTGTGATTGGCTCCGATTGTAACGACACTGCCCTCACGAACCGTCCATCTTGTAACGGTAGGGAGCATTTGTCCGGGGAGCATCAGGTCATAGGCATCGCTTTTCTCCTCCGGAGGCCACGCACCGATAGAGGCCATACGGATAAAGTCATTCTCAACTTTACGCTTTACCTCTGCGGCACGGGCATCTCCCTCATCGAACACGGCATCGGCTAAAATCTTACCTCCCTCAACACGTATATTTTCCCACCGGCCAATCGGCAGGGAGTAATCATCGTGATTCAGAAGCATCACGGGATTCTTTTTAAACTCCTCCAAATTGGCTCCGCTGGTGAGCATCCTAAACCCGTAGGTGTTCACCGACTCATCATGTAATACAAAGGTTAATTTGCCCATTTCGCTCGTTTGATTTTGTGACAAAATTCAGGGTAAAAAACGGGCTGTACAAATCGGCCTGTAACCGTTTCAACTTAAACCGCAGCCATTTCAGTTTAAACGTAAACCATTACAAACCAATTATTTTCACTCACCGCAAGGCTTTACCTTTGGGCTATAAAATGATATAGCTATGGCGGAAGAATTGAAAGCAAATCAACGGAAAGAATGGGCGAAATTGATGTATCTAAAAGAGAACATCACCCAGCAGGAAATTGCCGACCGGGTGGGTGTTTCCCGTGTCACGGTGAACAAATGGGTTAAGGAATGGGAGGGCTTAAAGCTCAACCTCCTGCAGACACGGGAGGAACGGATCAGCTCCACGCTCACGCAGCTGGACGAACTCGACCGCTCCATCGCAGGCAAAGAGGAGGGAAAACGGTATCCCTCAGCGGCGGAGGCCGATATACGGCGCAAACTGACGGCTGACCTTGAGGCGTTGGAGCAGGATGCCTCCATCAGGGACATATACAATGTTTCCCGTGGGCTGCTCGATTGGCTCCGACAGCAGGATCTCGAAAGGGCAAAGGAGCTGAGTGATTATTTCGATGCGTATATAAAGGAGAAAATGAAATGGGTAAAATAGATGATATTCAAGCATACAAGGAGTGGACTGAATACCACCGTTCACTCAAAAGGGACAAAGCCGCCGACAACCTCTCGCCGGTGGAACGAAAAAAGAAGCTGGAAAAGCTGGAGGCGAACGTCATCGAGTGGATCCTGTTCTTTTTCTCAGAATTCGCAAAGTACCCCTTTACCAAATTCCATAAAAAGGCCATCAAACGCATCACCACGAATATGGAATGGTACGAGGTTCTATCGTGGTCACGTGAGCTGGCAAAATCCACCATCGTGTTCATGTGCATGATGTACCTCGTGCTGACCGGAAAGAAAAAGAACGTGCTACTCATCTCAAACAGTCACGAGAACGCCGTCCGGCTTTTGGAACCTTATAAAAAAGCCTTTGAGAGCAATTCCATGCTAAAGGCATATTATGGTGATTTGAGGGAGTTCGGGAGCTGGACGGCGGACGAATTCACGCTCACTACCGGGGCAACGTTCCGGGCTATCGGTGCGCTGGAGTCACCCCGTGGTACGAGAAAGGACGCTGTACGTCCGGACACGGCTCTCGTGGATGACTTCGATACGGATGCAGACTGCAGGAACCCGGACATCCTGAAAAAGAAATGGGAATGGTTCGAGGAGGCTCTGTTTCCAACCCGATCCATCAGCGAGGATTTGCTGGTGATATTCTGCG